CCAAGGCTAAGGGTGCGGCTGGAACGTGGATATCGCTCGCCGAGTTTGACAAAAACGGTAAGTGCGTCGGGTTTGCGACAGGATGTGTCGGCAAAGGCCGGATTAAGGCAGACACATGGTACAAAGCGCAGGGGGGTAAACTGGTGGAGGTAAAATGAGCGACGACCAGCCGCCGGACGAGGAATTGCGCGAGTTGCTCGACGCAGACCCGCAACATGCAGAATGGCTTGAATCTATCGGGAGAGACGCTTATGGAACCGAATGCTTTTGCCCGCCTCCGCGCGGTGAACGTGAACGAGAAGGTAGAGAAGAAGAATGGCTTTTCCTACCTGTCATGGGCCTACGCAGTTGACCAGCTCCTGCAGTTAGACCCCGCCGCTAACTGGGAGTACCGGACGCCCATCATGTACGGCGACACGATGATGGTCTCATGCACCGTTACCGCCTTCGGCAAGGCGATGACCGCGCAATTGCCCGTCATGGATCACCGCAATAACCCCATCCCAAACCCCAACGCATTTCAGGTTAATACCGCCATGCAGAGATGCCTGGTCAAAGGTATTGCCCTTCACGGCCTCGGCCTCTACCTGTACGCCGGGGAGGATTTGCCGGAAGGGGCATCGCCACAGGTTCAGGCGATAGCCGACAAGTTCCTTTCCGCCCTCAACGCGGAGGAAACCGGCACCACAGAGGAAGAACAGCACGCGCGCAAGAGCGAGCGGCTCCGGGCGCTGCACGCAGAGGCGAACAAGGACGCGGACACGTACCGCGAAGCGTGGAAGCTGCTGGACTCAAAGCAGCGCAGCGCGATCAAGGTTTTTCTTGGACAAACGAGGTAAATTATGAGCTACGAACAGAAGGACGGATCGGGCGCCCTGTTCCGCGTCGAGAACAAGGAAACGGACCAGCACCCGGACTACACAGGGTCTATCACGGTGAACGGCGTCCCGTGCTTCCTCTCAGGCTGGATCAAGAAGTCGAAGGGCGGGAAAACTTATATGTCCCTGTCGGTCAAGCCGAAAGAAGCGCGGCGCGATAATCAGCGCGATCAGGTTAAGCCGCAAGAGGATACGCGCCCGCCGTTCGATGACGAAATTCCGTTCTAGCCGTGATCGTCCTCCCAGCCAACATCCCGCGCGACGCACACAAAGAGGATTGAACCGATGAGCACCAATTCCCGCATTCTCACGCTCGCCGACCTGGCGCGCGTTGGCGCGTGCTCACAGGCACGTGAGCGCTTCGCCGAATTGTTCGGCGGCAGCGTCGCCGTGACTGTGCCCTTGGCGGAGCAACACGCCGGCGACTTCGATTTCGATTTTGCTGCGCGCCAGTTTCTAAGCGTCGCGACCCGCGCGGAGTACGAGCGCATCAGCGCCCCGGCCCGCGCGGAGTACCAGCGCATCAGCGCCCCGGCCTACGCGGAGTACCAGCGCATCCGCGACGCGGCCTACGCGGAGTACCAGCGCATCAGCGACGCGGCCCGCGCGGAGTACCAGCGCATCCGCGACGCGGCCTACGCGGAGTACCAGCGCATCAGCGACGCGGCCTACGCGGAGTACCAGCGCATCAGCGCCCCGGCCCGCGCGGAGTATGAGCGCATCAGCGCCGCGGCCTACGCGGAGTACCAGCGCATCAGCGCCCCGGCCTACGCGGAGTACCAGCGCATCCGCGACGCGGCCTACGCGGAGTACCAGCGCATCAGCGCCCCGGCCCGCGCGGAGTATGAGCGCATCAGCGCGCGCACGTTTGCTGAACTGTACATTCAGGAGGCCCTATGAAAGCTTCGGCGCTACCACGAATCAGCTGTGCACAGTGCGCGGCGGCTGAACCACGCAATCGTGCGCGCCTTGCGCGACGCACACAAAGAGGATTGAACCGATGAGCACCAATTCCCGCATTCTCACGCTCGCCGACCTGGCGCGCGTTGGCGCGTGCTCACAGGCACGTGAGCGCTTCGCCGAATTGTTCGGCGGCAGCGTCGCCGTGACTGTGCCCTTGGCGGAGCAACACGCCGGCGACTTCGATCCGTGATCGTCCTCCCAGCCAACATCCCGCGCGACGCACGGCTGGCTGCGCTAGGTAAGCAGCTCGCCGCGCTCCCGCTGGACAAAGCGTGGTCGGTCGATGTCAAGGAATGGAAGCCGAAACGCAGCGACGCCCAGAATAGAGCGCTGTGGGGCGTGATCTATCCCGCCATCACGGAGCGGCTCGAGGGCTGGACGCTGGCAGACGTTCACGAGTGGTGTTTAGGTGAGTGCTACGGCTGGGAGACCGTCGAGGGCCTCGGGAGGAAGCGCCTACGGCCTCTCCGTCGTAGCGCGAGGATGAGTAAGCGCGAGTTCTCGGACTACATCGCGTGGATACAGGTAAAAATGGCCGAGTTCGGCATCGTGGTGCCAGACCCGGACCCTGAGTGGTTCAACTATGAACCTGCGTAAACTCGCCAAAGGCCGGGAGTGCCAGATACGGCTCCCTGGTATCTGCAACGGCAACCCTGAAACCGTCGTACTGTGCCACTACAGGCTGATAGGCATCAGCGGAATCGGCAAAAAGAGCCCTGACGTTATAGCGTCATGGGGCTGTAGCGCCTGTCACTCTCGCGTTGATAGCGATAAGTCGCCGGACGTGCAGTTAGCCTTTGCGCACGGCGTTTTTCGTACCCAAGCCATCCTGCTGCGCGAGGGGAGAATACTGGACAAATGAACAGTTGACTGGAAGGCAAACGCGAGGTTTAATGACTATGGGAAACGGGAGATAGCAATGATCGACTGGACAAAGCCTGTTCAAGTTCTTTTTGGCAGCGAGTGGCTTCCGGCAACAGTGCTAAAAGTCCACGAAGACGGGTCCGTGGTTGTGGAATGGCGGGCTTCGCCGACGCCGACGCTTAACGCGGATGTCTTCAATGACGACGACGCGGACGACTACCTCCGCAACGTCGCGCCGAAGCCGCGCGAGTGGTGGATCGTCACGGATAACGAACAGCGGCAGGAGGCGTTCACTACCGAATTGATAGCGCGCAGTATCACTGATCGCATGGGCGACGGGCGCGAAATCATCCACGTCCGCGAGGTGCTGCCATGAAGCGATACACGCAGGCCGGGTTCGAGGCGTTTCCGCGTGGCGCGGACGGTATCAAGATATGCCCGACGGGCGACTACAGTCTGGTCGGTAATTGCGGCGAGCGGTGCAGCTTCGGCGAGCGGTGCAGCTTCGGCGAGTGGTGCAGCTTCGGTGAGGGGTGCAGCTTCGGCGAGGGGTGCAGCTTCGGTGAGGGGTGCAGCTTCGGCGAGCGGTGCAGCTTCGGCGAGTGGTGCAGCTTCGGTGAGGGGTGCAGCTTCGGCGAGCGGTGCAGCTTCGAGGGCCACAAAGCCAAGCCAGGCAATCCCTACATCGCGTTCGACCGCAGCGCGTCGTCGCTTCGCAAGGCATACTTCTTCAACTTTGAGGACGGCATCTACGTGCGCGCCGGGTGCTTTTTTGGCACGCTGGCTAAGTTCCGCGCAGCGGTGAAGAAAGCACACGGTGTCGCGCTTGCTGGCAGGCAATACCGCGCGTTTGCGGACATCGCGCAGATGACGTTCGGGGAGCAGACATGAGACGCATCGACGTGCTGTACATCGCTGAGGTGCTGCCATGACCGACTGGAAACTGTGGAGCGAGCAGCCGCCGACACGGGCGGATGCGGATGAGCGGGGGCTGGTGGAGTGCTATGGCAAAGATACGGGCGGTCGCTGGTTCGCTGATCTCGAACCGCTGCTCGCCGTCGGTGATTGGGTCTACTGGCGCACGCCGAACGCAAGCCTTCAGATGAGTATTCAGAACCCGATGCTGCTTGACAAGTTTGAGGAGGGGCAGAAATTCTACGTGGATTTCACGCCAGCATGACCCTCACCGACGCCGACATTGAGCGAGATATACGGGAGCGGGATGCCTGCTACGCGCCGCTTCCGCCACACATCTTGCCGGACAGTCACGAAATGGCTTACATAGACCGCCGCACGCTGCTGCGAAACATCGAGGCGCAGCAAGCGAAGATTGAGAGT